CTGCAACTACTAACATTCTACCTTTCCTCTATGCAACGTATGCAGATCTACCAAGTGCAACCGATTATCATGGTGCATTTGCTCACGTCCATGAGACAGGTAAGGCATACTACGCACACAGTAATGCATGGGTAGAACTAGTCAACGTAAGTGCAGGTGGTACTGTAGGTACAGGAACTGAAACTTACAACGTTGGACACTTCCAGGCAGATCAAGCAAATATCCTAGGTGTTGTAACTGCAACCAATTTTGTTGGAGATGGTTCTGGTCTAACTGGAATCACCGCTTCTGGAACTGGTATTGAAATTAAGGATGAGGGTAGTGTAGTTGGTACTGCAGGAACCATCAACTTCGTCGGCAGTGCAGTTACAACCACATTCGGTGCAGGAATCGCAACGGTAACCATCAGTGGATCTGGAGGCGGTGCAGGTGTACTGAACGATCTGACTGATGTTGTTACCAGCGGAGTCCAACTCAATAACTATCTAAGATATAACGGAGCTGTATGGACACCTGTTGCAGGTATCAGTACACAGAATGCTGATAATGTACGTCTAAACTTCGGTACGTCCGATGATCTCAGACTGTATCATGATGGAACTAACAGTTACATCACAGACTCTGGATCTGGTTCTCTAATCCTAGATGGAAGTGATATCTTCCTTCAAAATGGAGGAACTACAAGACTCCAAATCACTAACGGTGGAGCGAACGTAACTGGTATTATTACTGCTACTGGATTCTCTGGAGACTTCTATGTCACTGAGTCCGTAGATGACGATCAGAACTATAACCTAATGATGTTGGATACCACTGCAGGTGGTGACACATACAGAGGATCCATGGTTGATGCTGGAGGAATTACCTTCAATCCATCCAGCAATACACTTGCGTTGAGTGGTAATATTAGTCTTGGTGGTGTTACTGGTGATATCAATTGTGCAACTGTTTTTGCAACAGGAAACATTACTGCAAATGCTTTCTATGGTGATGGTTCCAACCTGACTGGAGTTGGTCTCGGAACCCAATCAAGTCTCAACACAAGTGGTATTATTACTGCTTCTGCTTTTGTTGGTGATGGTTCTGGTCTGACTGGCATAACTGCAGTCGGATCTGGAGTTGCTATTCAAGAAGAAGGATCTACAGTCGGCACTGCAACAACCATCAACTTTGTTGGTAGTGCAGTAACAGCAACATTCTCTGGTGGTGTTGCAACTATTGAAATCACTGACACTCAAGGTGCTGGTGGTGGTGGACTTGCATCAGGTATCGTAACCTTTACTGCACAGGCTCTAGTTCCACAGGTAATTGACACTTTTGCAGCTGCAGCTTACTCCAGTGGAGAGTACACCCTGACTCTTGGAGTTGGAACATACAGACAGATGCAAAAATTCATGGTGATGCATGATGGTGGAGATGCAGGAGTCACAACAACTGCCTATTATCAAGAGTATGCAATCATGACTTCCCCAGCCCAAATCGTATCTGTTTCTGCAGCATACAACGCAGGGAACATTCAAATTTCTGTGACACCAGAATCGGGTATTTCTGGGACTACGACATGTCGTTTTACCAAGAACTTAATCGGAGGAGTTTGATAAATGATTAACACACATAAGTCAGAAAATAGAATCGACAGAACAAACCTATCTTTTGTTCCAGAATCTGACAAAAAAGAATATTTTGTTGGGTGCTATCAACCAGAAGACTGGAAACGTATCCATGAACTTTTAATGCAAGATGGCACATTGGAAGATAATATTCCATCCCATTGTTGTGAGTGTGTTAATCCATGCGATCATAGTGAGACGAGAGCAATCTATCTCCTAGATAATGAGGAAGCAGAGATGTTAAAAAATGATCCTCGTGTTCATTATGTAAATCTAAACTATGATGCATATCCAGGTGATTTTGCACCAGATCCAGAAGATCTCAATACTTCGGTAAGGAGAGAACCAAGATTTGGCAAAAATGTTCTTAACTATAGGGCATGGAATACTGCACCATCAGTACCATCGACCACTAGAGCGGGACTTGGTGCAACTGATCTTAATAGGACTGGATATCAACTCCTAAGACATACCCAAAAAGGAAATCCATGGGATGCTACTGGTTCAGAATATCCTTTGGCCGATAGAACTGGTGCTGACCACCAGATTTTCGAAAGAGATATTTATCAACTTGGTGATGGAACTGGTGTAGATGCAATCGTTGCTGATGAAGGTTTCTGGATTGGACACCCAGAGTTTGTCCATTGTCCAGGAACAGATCCAGTTGGATATCAAACAGGCAACGCATTAACATGGAGTGGTATCTCTACTACCCCAGGCACTTGTGGTGTTCTGGACTTGGTTCTCGATGCTCCATATTATATTGACCCAGACTTCTTTAATGCTAGACCACAACTACTTACCCAACGTTGGGATGGAACAACAGTTCCTATTGAATCCGCAGCAAGATCCTGGTGGTCAGACTCCTCTCAAAGATCTGTAGGATTCTCTACCATTGGCACCACAGCTGGTATTAGTACTGCATATACAAGATCATATTGTAACGGATCCAATGCGGCTAAACCAACTAATGGCACTAATCATGGAACTGAGTGTGCTGGTCAGGTATTTGGTAAAAACTACGGTGTTGCCTATAACTGCAACAGATGGGTATTGAATGCTTATGGAAATGGATCTGCTGGAATTAATGAGGGACAGTTTACTGTTCAAAAACTATTCCACCTTTACAAACCAAATTACGATAGACACTCAGCAAATAACGGAAACCAACAGAGAACAGATGGAAAAAACCCAACTCTATCTAGTAACAGTTGGGGTTATAGATCCACTAGTCATAATATAACTGGATACTATTACTACCGACCAGTAGGAACTGCTGGAGAAGAACTTGGAACATCTTATAGTTCCGCCACTCAACCAGCCTTCTTTGACCGAGTAGGTGACTATGGAGATAGTGGTAGAATGAAGGGAGAAATGGTTGACAACAGCACCACAACAGCAGGAGCCGAAATGGTAAATGCTGGGGTAATTTTTGTTGGTGCTGCAGGAAACTCTAACCAGATTCAAATGAATCCTGGTGATCTTGACTATAATAACTACTGGGCATCAGGTCCAAATGCAAGTCTCTTAACTTCCACTCACTTAGAGTTTGGACTAACAATGTATAATACCACTAATCGAAGAGGTTGGCCTCAAGCTATTGGAAAAACACAAATTGGATTGACTACTACTGGTTGCGAGTTTCCTGGCATTAATGTTGGAGCCCTTGATGACTTGATTACTCCTACCTTCTATGGTGGCGATAGTAGTCAATATAAAGAAGCTGTTGTTACCTACACTGATAGAGGAACTGCGATTGATTGTTATGCGGCTGCTGATGATACTATGACTGCTGAAGGTCAGGCAAGTGCTGGTGGTTATGAGCATCCAGAAGTATATCCTGGTCTTTCCATTGCTGCATATGATGAAGACTTTAGTGGAACCAGTTCTGCATGTCCTACAGCTGCTGGATGGATTACAACTAAACTACAATACAACAGAGGATGGGGTTGGAGAGATATCAAAAACTGGTTGAAGAATAATTGTGGTCCTGCAGACAAAGATAGATTCTATTATGGTGAAGACGTTACAAATTTCACAGCAACAACACTTGCCTGGGAAGATGTGAAATCCACTCACTGTTATTACGCAAATGGTGGAGATGGACCTGTTGTAATTTGGGATGCTCCTACTGGATCTCCTACTGAACCACAGTACCCAAGACTGACCTTCGGGTTAGAATAATAAATACTAGAAAGAGGCATCATACAAATGGGAGCACAATCATTCGGAGTAAAATCATTTGAAGTGGTTGGAACTGGCAACACTTCGGTAATTGGTGGCTCAGCTGACCTGAAGTTGAGTGCTACAGGTCAGGTTGCAATCACAACCAACACATCTGTGACTGGTGTAGTTACAGCAACATCATTCGTTGGTGATGGATCGAATCTTACTGGAGTCTCGGTTCCAGCAAACTTAACTGTAACTACTTTAGATGTAACTGGTATTTGCACCGCTGGCAGTTTTGTTACGGACCTGATCTCTGGTGACGGAACCAGTAGAGGATTTGCAACTAGATATTATATTACTGCCGATGGTTCTACCAGTTATCGTTTTGCTGGTCCTGGTATGCCAAACACTGTGGCAAACCCAACTCTCTATCTAATGAGAGGATTTACATATATCTTTGAAAACTCCACTGGTGGTTCTCACCCATTCCGTATTCAATTCACAGGAACAACAACTGGCGTTGCAACATATGTAAGTGGATCTCAACAGGGAATTCAAGTGTTCACTGTTCCACATGATGCACCAGCAAATTATCAATATCAATGTACCATTCACGGTGGTATGGTAGGTTCATTCGTAATCCCTAGTTAATATGTCACCACTAGCATTTGGGATCGGAAAGTCCAGAGGAACTTTATTCGATCCAGCAGTATTTTACTGTAACTATCTTGTATTCAATCACAACTGGACTGACGGTAAAGACTTAGATCTTATTGCCAGTTTTTTATATCCGAATATTGATGGCGCATGTGGTTCCAGACAAGGAAACGAAATCACAAACGCTGAAGGAACCGTCGTTTATATGAAGTGGGGTGGAGACAACACCGAAGATACTGTTGGATATGAATCTATTTACATTGATGTTCCCGCTATCAAACAAATTCCTGGGTTCGCTGGTGATGAAATTGAACTAGATTTAAGAGCTATTTGGTATTCTGAGGTGGGACAAAACCCAGTGATTGTTACCGCTGATGGATATCAAGACGGAAATATGTTACTGGAATCGGAAACTCCTAATGTTCCTGGTTATGGATTTCTAAATCCAACATCAACAAGATCTTATATTGGATATAAAGAAACTAACGGAAAACAACTCCAGTCTACCAATAGAGAAGACTCTGGACAAAGATTAACAAGAGCTAAAATTAATCTAAACAGTTACTCATTGACTTTTGTTGAGGATGATTAATACTAAATAATTTTGACGTAGATATGACTCAAATGAAAAGTGCAATAGTCACTTTTGCAATGATTCTGATGGCCGCAAGTGCAGCAAATGCTGGCGGACTTGTTACTAAACACGCTTCTAGTACTCAACTGACTGTTGATGCTGCACGGTCTACTGCTGTAAGAATTGGTGGTAGTTATTCTGCTTCTGCTTCTAACATCTCGGTCACCACAATGGGTGGTGCTACTTCTGGTGCTGGCACATACACTGTCAACACTGCTGGTAATGACTGGTCGTTGACTGAAACATATAACGCAGCAGACACTGTACCCGCTTCTGCTGCTACCGTAGGTGCCATTCCTAACTTCGGTTCGGTTACTTCTTACACCGCTGGTACTGCTGGTTCTCTGGCAGGCACAATCACAAGTGGTCATGCTATTACTCTGACTGCTGGTGGTGCAGGTACATCTGCTACGGGACAATTCGTTTCTGAAATCACTGTTATCGACTGATACTATATACTATGAAGAGATTAACAGAGGCAATAGGTCTCGGTTTGATCTTGGGAGCATTACATGGGGCTGCCCAGGCAGTCCCAGTAGTCCCCAACTTCACCCAGGGGTCGATGACTAGTCATACAGAGACGACACAAAAAATTACAGAGACCATCAACTCGATGGACTATAACACAGGGTATCAATACTCTGTGACAGGTAGTGGAATTACAGCATCAGGTTCTTTACAACCAGGAACGGGTGCTAACAATGTAACTATAGATGGCGTGACATCATCATGGACAGGACTAACAAGCAGACCAAACTTTACGCAGACGACACCAGGAGCAGCGTTTCAGTTCACAGAAACCTACTCGGGTCCTGGTTTAAGCAACCACACAATAATTCAAAGAGTAACAGAGGTTACAAGCGTAACCGACACTACAAGTATCTTCTCTCAATAATTACATTAGGAGCAATTTGCAATGGAAACGGAGTATGGGCAGAGACCGTTGGTGGCGTTAGTGCTACCGCTGCTCCTGTTGCTAACAGTAGTGGCAGTGTCACAAACCAAGCAATCCAAGTCCTCCAAGGTCCATACATTACCAACACATATGGAAATGGAATCCAGTGTCAGGGTCCTACTAGAAACTTTACCCCATATGTAACTGGTAGTGCTTCTGCTACCAAACCTTGGGAACCTTACTACGACTCTCCTGTCTATGATATGAGAGATATGGATGAAGATGGTGCTCCTGATAATCCAGGTGCCATTCTTTATCAGGTTCCTACAAGAACTGGACAGAAGGATAACTATAACCTTGGCGTAGGATTCTCTATTACTTGGTCTGAACCACTGGATAAGAAACTGCAAGACCAGTGTAAAGAAGCAGCACAAGCTAACATTGATCTGATGAATCAAACAACTGCTAATAAAAGATTAGATTTTGAAATCGCTAGATTAAAAAATTGTGGCGAGTTGATGAAGCAAGGTATTCAATTCCATCCTCGCTCACCTTATTATAAAGTCTGTGCTGATGTGGTTGTGAATAATCCTCCAGGACATACTCACCCACACTATCACACTATCCCTTCCGTTTCTTCTTCCTCGGGAACACAGAACGCAACTCCCGAACAGCGTGGTTCATCTGACGCTGCTCTGCTCGGCGATCCCCTGACGACAGGACGGGAATAGGTTTCTTCCTGATCGTAGCAATCTTCTTCATCACTTTCTTAATCGTTGGTTTGACTGCTTTCAAAAGTATGTCTGCCAACGGTTTTGCTAGCAGTGCTGATGCAGTAGCAATCACAGCAACACCACCCACCTGAACAACCTGACCACCACTAGGCAGTCCTACTACTATCTGTTGAGGTAGTGGGACTGCTTCTGTTATCTGGACACACTCGTTGCCCATCAGTTTATATTCAACAACCTTCTTTCGGAAACCTTCTACATATGTTCCAACAGGTTCTTTGGCATTCTGTCCTGGTGTAGGACAATCTACCTTGGCAGTAGCAGATGGTGCTGCAGCAGGAATGTCTGGTGTTTGGGGAACCTCAGGTTTCTTTGGTTGTCTAGTATCCACCCCAGAGGGGCGGGTCATAATCATCTGGTTAGGTTCATACTGAATAGGATTGAAACTAGGGACACCAGAATCGCAGTACGTAACCAGGCCTCGCGAGTCATCTCTACCTACCGTTTTAGATTTGCCATTACTCTCATGTGCTTCTACACAACCTGGGATATTAACTACAGGCACACCAATATTTACCACAACTGGAGGTGCTGTGGGGATTCCAGGTGTAGTATTAAAGGTGTTGGGTATTTCAACCTCCCTAATATCAATATTGGGAGAAGTGATAATAGGGATATCCATCAATCCTCAGTAAAAAAGTTTACAACTGATGAAAAGATGGAATGAAAGAAAACATAGAGGAAGAAAGTTTCAGTTGCTTCTTTCTTCGCTCTCTTCTTATAAGTCGATTGTGACATAATGATACATTATCTGATTATTATTTAGTTATGGCAGTCCAACGGGAGGAACACCAGGAATGTCACCACCAGTAACTTCTGGCATCTTAGGCATAGCAGCATCTAGCATCCCAGGAAGGGCACCAGCGACTGCTTCTGTTGCTGCCTTGGTGGCAGCAGTCTTTGCCTGATCGATCAGGGCATCCTTGTTCATAAGGACATAACCAGCACCACCGATGAGGGCAGCACTGGTAAGACCTGACAGCAGGGCGATAACGTTAATTAGTTTTTGCATGGTTTTAGATAGTAGGCATTACAGGTGGCTCACCGTCATTCTTAGGTGCGGCAGTTGCGATTTGAATTGGTGCTTGTTCAATACGAATTGTTTGTGCAGGTGCTGTTTGTGCAGCGGCAGCAATCAATTTGTCAAGGTCTGCTTTGGTGATACCACCACCAGCAGCACCCATCTTCATTGTACCATCACCAGACTTCTTCGCTGTCTGAACCCCGAACGTCGCTAAAACGCCCGTGAAGACCGACGCAATGAAAGTAGGATCGAGTTTCTGCTCAGGAATACCGAGAGCAGCAGGCAACTTAATGTAAGCAAGTGTGAGGATACCACCAGACCAGATAAGAATACCAAGTCTAACCATTGTGCTGATCGCTTCTAACTGACCTTCATGATCAGTAGCAGCATCTTTCAGTTTAGCAAATGGACCTTTCTTCTTTTCTTCTGTTGCCTCTACAGTTTCTTTCTTTTCTTCAGGCATGATGAGCTTACTAGGCTCATCTATTTATTATAAACACCTCTTGGATACAGAAGACCCTTCTGTGGTCTCTTGGTTGGCATTGCACTACGTGGATCATCAACCTCTAAAGATCTGAATCCAACATCAATGTTACCAACATTAAGTGTCTGGTTAGTA